CTCTGCGCTAGATATAAACCTGTGTATAACCCGCAATCCGTGTCATTGAGACGAGTGACAATTTGCCTTCTCGGCATCGTCCTACCGTAAACTAAATGAAAATTAAAACTAAAGGAAACCCAAATACGAAACTAAAACAAAACCCAATTATTGGGAAGAGTCTTAGTAATTTGTACCTGTGATTCCTCAAATCTTATTTTCCAGACAGAATGGCGGTGTATCAAAAGTGAAGTACCGAATACATAAATATTATAAATAAACTATCAACTTCAAGAGGAAAGCGTTTCGCTCTCTCTTATAATAAGTTGACTAGGTTAAGTATAACTAGATATTTATCTGGTGCTCCACTTCCGGTGAACACTCCTGGAATTAAACTAAATAATGACGGATTACCATCAAGATTCTATTTCTTCCATCCCTTAATAAGGAAAGGAGAACATAGTGACTTGAAAATAATCTTCACATTACTTAATCTAACTAGAGGAGTTATATTAGAGCCTCTTAATAACTTTGAGACGATTACAGACTCCTGGGAAGGAAATCTACCAATAAATTGGTATACCTTTCAATCAGCAGTTAAATCAACTTTAGGTTATAAGAGACAAAAATATAAGTTCACTGGACTGCACACTTCAACCAAATCGGGGCCTAACGGTCAGGCTATGGCATTTGCTTTTCAGGATTACTTATTTCTACCTGATGACCTTAAAAAGTCATTAGTAGATCTAGGTGGTCCTGAGTTTGCAAATATCCTTAGCCTTATCGAGAAGCCCTTCAATGGTGTCCCAGTCTACCAACATTGATTTGATATCCACAAATTTGACACTCCAAAAGAGGGTCTTATACGTAAAATATCAACCTTTGGTGATAGAGAAGGGAAGACGAGAATCATAGGAATATTAGATTATTGGTCACAGTGTGTCCTTAGACCTATTCATAAAGGGATCGAAAAGATCCTTAAGAATATTCCTGAGGACTGTACTTTTGATCAAACATCTTGATATTCTAAACTCCCGCCTAAGTGTACCTACCACTCTTTTGACTTAACAGCTGCAACAGATAGGCTTCCGGTTAAACACCAGAAACTTATAGTTGCTTCAGTTTTTAGCAAGAGAGTAGCAGATGCATGAGAAAACATACTGATTAATTATGAATTCACTCATAAACCGACTAGTACTAAAGTTTGTTATAGTACTGGGCAGCCTATGGGTGCATACAGTTCTTGACCAGTCATGTCACTCCAACATCACTCCATAGTACATTACGCTGCAATTCTTGTAGGTGTAAACCCACGAGGAAAGTACGTTTTACTAGGGGATGATATTGTTATCGCGGATGATCAGATAGCGAAGTCATACCAAGCTGTTATGTCCGAGCTTAAAGTGCCAATCTCTTTGATGAAGACGCATAAATCAGATGATATATGTGAATTCGCCAAGAGGTGGTACTATAAAGGTTCGGAGATAACTGCTTTTCCTTTACATTCCTTAAAAGAAAATTTGTCAAGGTATTATACCTTACAAAATTCTATAGAGGATAGTAGAAGAAAGGGTTATGTTCTAAGCGAAGAGTCTGAGCCGGAGAGTATGATCAATCTTATAAAGCTTACAGGTAAAAAGAGCCAAGCTCTTAGAATCTATAAACTTTATAAACTGTTCGACGCTATTGTTGGTATTAAAAATAATACTAATTCTAGTATCGAACGAATTGGCAATATACGTAAAACGATATTGGCAAATTGAAATATTCCAGAAGGTAATCTCAACAAGATTACTGAAGAAAACTTCAGTTCTCACGTTGATTTTATTCTCGAAGAGTATTTTCTTGATCTTACATCCGATGGAAACAATGAAATGATGACCATGATGGATCATATAAAATCTTGGGAGAAAAGCTGTAAAGCTACTCCCGGACTTTGAGATGCCATAAAGGTCAGCAGTCCAATTGTTTCCGCGTTCACGACCTGCTGAGCTGAAAGAACAACTATTATGAATAGGTATTACAAAGAGTTTGCTAACGACAAAGATAAACTTAGAGCGTCTCTTATTTTATTAAGAGACCTTCCTTGTGTATCTGAGAAGATAGTAAACACTCGTAATGCCCGTGCCATATTAGCTGCTCAATCTCGTCTAGTTAAAACGCTAATAGAATCACTTATGAAAGTTCCAATCCCAGAGGCAGAAATGACCGATGAAGACTGGATGTCACAAATGACTACTATACATTCTGATCCTGGACAAGAAGATAACAGTTAGCAGGTAATAAACTCCCACCTTAAAGAGCAAAAGTCTAACGACCAATGCCGGCTTAGGTGGTGTATTCACTAGGTCCTCGTGAGAG